GTGTTGCCCGTGACGAGGGCTCGTTTTTTGGCAAATCGTATCATCGATCGAAACAAAAATGGGTTGATTCTCTCGTTTCGAGCTGCGTTCGACACGATGAAGCACCCACTGCTGGAGTTTGCGAAGCAACGTCTCTTCTTCCCATGGGCTTTTCGTGAAAAAATGGCTGAGTGTCGTGCGATGGTTCGGATGAAAACTCCCGTGATGTAGATCGGTCAGTGTTCCCGAAAAGCCCTTTGTAATCATCGCATCCACGATATGAACGAGATGCTTCATGACAGGTTTTGAGAAATAAAGTGCCAACCCCAACATCGTCAAAAACTTGTGGATTCCTAGGTGATGTGCTAATCTATTCATGAGACATGAACCCCCTTGTGAGTAGTTGTGGCACATCTATTCTAACCAAGGAATCGGGTTCATGTCTTCTTTTTTGTTTGGTTGTAAATTTATGTTAGCGAATTTGCTCATCTACAGTAATTAAAGAAATTTTCCTCACAATCAAACCATCCTTCCTAATACTTTTGATTCAATATTATCACAAAAAATGGAAGAATGATTAATTTTTGTAATTTTTCCTTGTGTGTGTAAAATGACTTGCTAGGGAAATTTTTTCCAATTAAGGGGTATCGGGTATCCTTGACACCTTTATATTTTATTCCATTTGAACTGCCCATATAATATTCATTATATGGGTAACTGTTGATTTTTTGCATATTAATGAATAAATTATACATTTCAGACAACCTATCAACTTCCTGTAACTTATTTTATGTAAACTAAAATTCAAGGCAAAACCTTGATAAATCAATATTTTTCTGTAAAGTATATTTACTTGTCAGATAAAAATCGCATACCTACATAGGTATATATTTTATGCATTATCGCCTGTAAACGTTGATATATCAAGGTTTTTGATTGCATAAAGTTTATGAACTATATGACTACCTGTATTCCCTCTTTTTATACGATTTTTGGCTCAAAATTAGACATAAATGTATAAAGAAATATCTTGTTTTCATTGAAAAATCAGCGTTTTTTTTGATTCATTCGCTCATATAATTGTAAAATAATGGTAACAATATTAGTTTTTTATCCAATTTTTGGAAAATTAACTTTGGAAATGTCCAGTTTCGGGAAATAAAATTATTTCCCATATATTAACAGCGGTGCGAAACCGGACATAACCCCATTTTTCCATTTACAAGATATTTCAACATTTCTATAAAAATTATTCAACTAATTAATTATTTTTCGAGTTATCCACATTATCCACAGTATCCACAATTTGGTTGTTATTAACATTTCCGTTATTATTTACAAAATTATTCCCCGAATTATTTCCCATACTATTCTCTTTCAATCTTTTGAGTTCCGTATTCACATCATTAACGTATGGATTCTTTGCCAATATTGTTTCCAAACTAATTGCGCCCATATTATTAAGCATTTGCAAGTTCTCAATCACTTCTTTGTCATTGCTCGGCATATTGTAATGGAATACAAAATCTAATGTTTCGTATTCATCTTCATTAAACACAATCCCTTGCAATTCTAACAACTTTCTTATCTTGTCATAACGTTGCTCAATTCCTTCTCTCATAAATTGTTCATTGATTCCTGCTTTAACGTTGGCTAAAGAGAATAACAATCTTATGCTAACTTCGGACAGATTACTAATATCGGTTTTATTCATTGATACAGCAGGCACTTGAGCAATGTCTAATAACGATTGAAGCAGCGTTTTAAAAACGATCTCGAATGATTTATGATCTAATTGATTAGTAACATATTTCGCATCTGCTGCGTCATCTAAATTAATACCTTTGCCAATCACGTCACTTGGAAACGGTTCTCCGTGAAGTGACTGCCCCTGAATAATAAATATTGGATCGATAAATTTGTATGTGGCATCCATATATTTTGATAAAATATCTTCAAGCCCATCCAAAATACTAATCCAGTCGTCTAAATCTGATTTCCCTTCAACTTCACTTAATTCATTCACATTGTGGTAAATGATAGGTAATCCACTTAACGACACCTTCCTATCAATTAGTTTTAGATTTCCGCCTTCATCACTGTATTGTTCTACACTATCACCATTAAACACATTGTAATACGTAATCCCATCATTAATAAATGCTTCTACAAATGCAATAAGATTATTTTCAAAATCGTAAACAGGAAAACCCTCACTCGGATCAATCAACTTAGATTTAATAATCCCATTATCTAAATAAACGTATTCTGCCACTTGTCCGAACTTTAAAACCTTGTCCAATATCTTTTGGTTTATCCTATCATATTTCCCTTTCCTATTGACCCTTTGATACTCTTTAACAACCTTCTCGTTTCCTGTCAAAGTGATAGGATTGCCTAAAAGATAGTTTTGTTGGAAATTAAGCAAAGTTTTAGCATATTGTAAAATAATCTTTCTAGGATGGAATTCCTTTCCGTTATACTTATAGGATTCTCTTTGTAGAATCTTATGTTTTCCATTGAGATATTCTTTTTTGTTAATTACATCTAAAATTCTTTGCTGATTACTAACAGATTGGACTTCCTCAACAAACCAATCAGATTGATTATCGTACTTATCTTTTATATACTGTTCCAGTTTACTATTCAATCCTATTTCCCCCTTTTTAAATAAAAAAAGATGACTTAACATAAAGTCACCTTTAAATATCTACATAATAACGTGCTTTCGCCATCGCTTCCTGTGCAAGCGCATTTGCAATAACTAAGTCATCATGTAAGTTAGCACCTTTTTTATTGCCCATTTTTCCGTTTTTATCTTCTTGATAGATTTTCATCTCTTCCAATGTTTGAACACAATTAATATTGATAAGCCCTAACTCAAAATTTTCCTTTAATTTTGCTATAATAATCGGCTTTGTTGTGTTTGTGGTCATAAAGCCCAACTGTGTTTTATGTTTCCCTTTTTGGTCAAAAATGCGCTGTTTTAATAAATTCATGTAACCGTATTCTTTCCTCAATTTTTCAAGAAGCGGCAAACCATATGAATTCCTCTCGACACATAAGAAAGAGTAATTAAACATCCTTCCTAACTCATTCACTATTTCAGCGAATTTATAGACAGGAACATCATTTGCATAAAAAGAAGCCATTTGTTGTCCGTCTGCGTCATATATAGCAATGGTGCTATTGTCGGTTTGATTGCCTGCTCCAGAAGCCACGTCTACCCCTCCATAGTGTCTAATACCTTTCTTAGGCAAATGGAAGATAAATAAATTTTTATTTATGTACGGTTTTAAAACATCTGGTAACTCATCATATATTTCATTAGTTGGCAATGGTGGAATGACATTTTGTAGACGTTCAATGATCTTATTCGTATCAAAAATACTTTGCGACGTTCCAGCAAATGCATGATCGGGAATCGTTGGTAACTCCCGATTAAATTTTTGCTCTGAACCTCTCATTATTTCCCAACGTCTGTACATGAGTTGTTTATATGTAGCACCGTATTTATCGTGTAATTCTCTTTCTGTTTTGTCTAAATCGTCATAAGTCAATCTTCTGCCGCCATTATTTGCTTTATACCACGCTTCGGCTTCTTGAAAAGAGTGTTTATATAAAAGATTGTAACCATCTGCAAGCCAATTAAAAAATATAGGTTTCCATACACTATCCTTTTGTCTATATGCTTTAAGGAATAATTCTGCAAAATAATCGTAACCTAGCCCGGTTGACTCGACTATGATTTTAGAATCCTCATTTTTGGCTAATGCAAATGTAGCAGTAGTCAATAATTCTTCTTTTATCTCATCATTTGGCCATTTTGACATTTCCGAAAATTCCACCATTTGCCAAGTCACACCTGAAATGTTATCTGTACCGTTCGCTGTACCGATGCTTATCATTGAGCCATTACTTAGTTTAAATTCCTCCCGATTATCCAATAAAACAGTAGGGAATAGTTCTGGGTATTTATCATGAGGAAGATTTTTATAATAGAATTTTAATTTATTAAACAATGCCTTACTAACTTTATTATGATGAGTTATTATCAAATAGTTTGTATTTGGTTTACGTATTGCCTGCCAAAGCATATAACAAAGGACGACACTTGAGATCCCGATTTGGCGTCCTTTTAAACAAATTGTCATTTTGCCCAAATTATTAATAAATTCTTCTTGTTCTTTATGCAGAACGAATGGAACCGTATCGCCATTATTGTCAACGATTTTCACAAAATTCTTGCAGAATAACCTAAAATCCCCCATTACTTTTTTTAATGCTCTACTTTGTTTTGTTTTCGATTTAATCATCATTTCACCCCCAAAAGAAAAAAGAGTGTCAATATAGACACCCATTAATCAAGAATCAATTCGTCATCTTCTTCCTCTTCTTCGTTGTCATCATCAACCATTTCAAATGTTTTGGCTGCCAATTTAGCATTTTGTTGGACTTCTTTTTGCAGTTGTAAAAACAATTTGATCGCTTTCTCATCACCTTGTTTACTCTTATCTACAACAATTGAATAGATTTCTTTGAAATCATCCGCAACCTTTGTCTCAAGGTACAGCATGACTAGGCTTTTAAATTGTTGACTCTTCTCCCAACGCTCGAATGAATTGATTGTCTTATTACCCACGTATCTCAAAAACTCTTCTTTTGTCTTTGCTGGCCTGGATTTGTCCCATCTTAAGTCAGGAAACTTGTATTTGAAGTACTCCCTCTTTTTCCAATTGATTTGCTTCAATGCTTCGTATATATTCATAATGACCATCTCCTTAATTAATTTTGTTAAATAAAAAAAGATTGCCCTAAATGCGGACAATCTTAAAAAATTTCTTCAATATTAATAAGTTTTTCAATTGTTTTCTTTTGAGTATTATCCATTTCTAAACTTTTATTTAATAAGTCAACAAATTCATCAGATAGATTTGATTCATTTATTCCTTTTTCTTCTTCATACAGTTGTCTGCCTTCCTCAAATTCAACATGGAATTGATGATTATTTTTTAAATAATCTATGCGTCTTTCAGCAACTTTGATAAATTCTTTTTCCAATCCACTTGGTTCTCTATACTTAACATTATCCTTAACTTTTAAATAGGTAGCATAATGTTCCGCAGATGGAAAGACATCCCCGTCATCGTCACTATACGTCTTAAAGAAATACATCGCTTCTTTTATTTCCTCTATATAATCATCTGGATGAAAACCATTTTTTATTTTATTGGCTCTTTTTTTATTTGCTTGAACTATTTCGACCTTCTTTGTCTGGAAACTCTTTTCTTCGCTACTGAATGGAATCGTTTTGTAAGTGTTTTTTTCTTGCTTTTTTTGATCACGATTTTTTATTTTTTCGTCTTTGTAATCTCCTATATTTTTATAAATGATTTGCTTTTTGACTGCTTCTTTGATTTTTTCTTTTGCTGTTCTTTCGGTACATCCTAAAATTTTTGCCCATCTTTTATAATCACAGGTAAAGCCACCGAGTTTATCAAACCGTTTGACTGTGAAGTAAATATAATGTTCCATCATAGTTGAAAATGAATTAAATTTAACAAAATCAACATTCTCAAAGCCTTTTACTCCCTTGCCAACGGAATCATCTTTTAAATCGTTCATAAAAGAAATGATTAACAGTGATTTATTATCAATCATCGTTTCATTCTCAAAGTGAATGACTTCTTTTTCTTTAAGTGATAATAAATGTTGTCTAATACGTTGCTTTGATTCTTTTTCTCTACTAAAAAAATTAATCGGTGAAAATTGATGGATAACATCAACATTTGTAATAGTTACTTGTTGTTTATTTTTCATCATGCTTAATAAACCATATAGATATAATTCCTCAATTGACAAATGGTAACTTGAATTTTCCTCTGCAAACACGTTATAATACTGTATGGATGGATTCTTCATAATAATGACTCCTTTTCAATTATTTTTTTAAGTTACTTACTACTACTCACTCACTCGTTTTGTTTTGTAGTAAGTAATCTTGTAAACTTAAAGTGTAGATGTAATACTAGGCAATATCCTGCCCATTTTGGCAGGATTTTTCTTTTTACTAAGAAATATTATGCCAATTTGGGCAGGATTTTTCAATAATATCATGCCAAAATGGGCATGATTTTTCCAAAAATATAATCTACAAGTAAATTTCATGCCTTTTTTGGCATGTTTTTTCTTTCATTAAATTCTTTAATTGATTCTTGCAATTCATTAGAAATAGTAAATAACCAAAATTCACGATTATCTTTAATACTTCGGGCATGAGTTATAAATCTAAAACCACTTTCTGATAAATGATTTTTTAAGTTACGATCATATACGAAAAAATAACCTTTCATTTTTTTGGACTCCTTTTCATTTTGTTTGGTATGTATATTTAAATTTCTTTCTACCAGTTAAAGCAAAACTTATTATATTTCCTAATTGTTCTTTTGAATGAGTATTGTATGTATCGCCTATATCTTCCTTAAATTGATTTCTCAAAGTAAATTGCTTTGTCGGCAATTCTATTGGAAAATCAAAAAACCCCTGCAATTCTGCAAGGGGCAATTTTGTTTCAAGATAACCTTCACTATTCAAATTTATTTTAGATTTCAATTTGTATTTGCCTTGAATTTCCTCAAATTCAAATTTATATGTATTATTCAGTAAATCAATTAATTCCTCAAATTCTAATAACTTTAAATATGCAGTATGTACATCTTTGAATCTGTCATCATAATGACCCAAATAACTACTATCAACTGCAAGAAGTATCATTTTTCCTTCATCTGTTTTTGGTAAAGGTAAGCCATAATAACTCCACATAGTTAATGTTGTAGACATAGCATATTTTTTGAAATAATTCCCTTTATGAACATTCAATAAAGCATTGATATTTGCAGTTTGTGGATTCACATAATCATTTTCATTAATTCTCACAACATGATTGCACCATGATTTACCAAAGTGCAAGGCTAAATCAATTCCTATCGCTTTTCGTTTATCTGTTCTATCAGCAACATACAACTTGTTAAAATTGTAAAAATAATTAATGTCATTGCCTTTGATATACTTTTCTATAGCACAACCTAAAAGAGAGTCTAAATCATCTGTTAAAACAATCGTATTTTGTGCTTGTGTATAATCACTACACCAAGCAGGGAAAAGTTTTTTTTAGTTTATCTTTCATGTAACAGTGAAAGAAAAAAAAAATTCTCCCACTCCTAAAGCAAAACGACAAAATAATAAAATATAAACATCAATAACCTCTTATTATCAAAAACGATAATAAGAAACTCCTTTTACTCCATTAAAAATTTTTTTGAAGCAAAAGGAGTGGTTATGACGAATCCTTTGTGACTTTCACCTTTTCACCTCCATTAATTTTTATCCTTGTCACAATTGTGACTAGGGTATTTTACCTTCCCGATCTACACATTTGCATATTGGTATCCTTAAGGTAAATTTCGCTAGGGTAACCGTTCCGCAAAATTTTGCACTTAGGTTAATCGAAAGACGTTTTTCAATTTTAATTGTTATCTATAAACTCTCTATACAACTCAACTTTTTCTTTCTTCATTCCACTTTTTCCTGATTCATACTTAGAAAGTAAAGCAATCGAACATCCAACGTATTTAGCCAAGTCTTTTAATTTAATTCCTTTCTTCCTTCGCAATAAATGGTATTCGTCTCTTAATTTAATGTTCATTTTTCTTTCACCTCCAACAACAAAAAATTAAAAATTTGAATTTTTTTAATTTAAAAAAAGAGAGGACAGATAATCTGCCCTCAAACCACTTCCATTTTATATGCCGAAATGCAGTTTTTTTAATGCTGCGTTAGTTACAACAGCGAATCGAAAACTGCAAACCTCTTCGCCTGTTGCTTGCAAATTTTTTAGTATTGTGGAAGATAGAAAAGATAGCAAAATCGAAATTTGCGAAAACCTCATTTGCTATCGTAGTTATGTATTGATTATTCAGAAACTGTTAAAACTGCAACTGCTTTTGGAGAAGCGACTTTAAGAGTGGCTTCTGCTACCACTTGACCTTTTACACTGTCACCAGTTTTTGCCAGTGGTTCAAATACAGGTTCACGCAAATAAGCCAAGTTTAAATAGGAATCATTGAAGAAAATCGCTTTGTCTGCTGGAACGTGCTTAGACAACGCAATATTGACCGTCCCATAGTTCGTGTTGATCGAATCAACAACTAAACCAAAATTTGTTGTCAAGTGATTATAATTGTATCTATCTTTATAGATACTATCAATTTGCTCTTTAATATCAGCATTTACCAAGCAATAATAACTACCTTCAGCCAAGTCTTGTTCCCACAATTTACGCATTGCTTGTTTGATTGTATCTTCCGTAACTGCACCAGTAACAGAAACAGCATTTGATGGTTCTGCAAACTCAATTAATCCAGACATTCTGCGAATAAATGGAGATGTAGAACCATCATTTTTAAGTGAGTTTATCAATGCTTTTTCCATATTAATTTTTAATTCGAGTAGCCTATCTGCCACTTCCTCCGCAAATTGAGTAGATTTCATGGCTAATGCAGTGCCACTAATACTAGCACCCTTTTTAAAAATTTGAAGCACGTTGTTTAATTCACGTCTTGCAGATTCCTGGAATACTGTCGTTTCGTCTCCCTCTACAGCCGAAATGTCATCTGTTTTATCGAGCGTCTTTTCCCGCCATGTGTAAACAGTGGACGTTGCTTTTTCTGTCCCTTTTGCCAACAATAAACTTGTCAATGGAGTGGATTGGACTCCAATCAAAGCAATTTCTTGAGACAAAGAAACTTGTTCCGCATTTGTAAAATTTGATGATTTAAACATATTTTATCAATCTCCTTTAATTATTAGTATTTAAAAAGATTAGCCAGTTTAGTGCTAATCATTCCTTTAGTGTCCTTCTTTTGAGCATACATATCGTATTCAGTTTGTTGTTTATGATCTGATGGCACATAGCCAAGCGACACTTTAATATCATTCACAATAGAAGTCAGTTTTTTTACTACATCTTTTAATTCTTTTTCGTCGTTTACTTTCACAATATCAGCAAATGCTTCTAAACCTTCTTCTTTTAAAGTAAGTTTTACTTCCTTATCAAAGAGTTCCTTTTCTTTTGCTTTAATTGCTTTTTCTTCCTCTGTTAATTCTTTAGGAAGTTTTGATTTTACTTCCTCCAATTTAGATACCAATTTGTCATACTCTGCTTTTGCTACTGTTTCAATTTGTCCCGACGTCGGGAAGTTTGTGTTCGTTTGTTGTCCTTGTTGCTCTTGTTTTTGTTGTTCTTCCATTTTTAAAAACCTCCTTATTTAGTGAATTGAATTTTTACCTTTTCCCTTTGGAGAATCGGTTTATTATTAACACTGCCAGCAAACTCGAATATAAATTCGTCCAATTCACTGGCAGGGGTATAATCATAATAAAAGACACCAACATTTTCTTTATTGGTGTCATCTAATTGTATTTGTTCGATTACTGTTTTATCTGATTTATAAATAGTCAATTTAACATCTGTAGGATCAATTAATTGACCATCAAATGTTTTAAAATGACATTTTAATCGTACTGTATCACCTTGTAGCATTATTTAATCACCTCTGTAAAGGAAGGATGGTACCGTCAAGAATTTTGTGTAAGAGAGTATTCTCAGATACGTTTTTTTAATCTTGGAGGAGGTGTTTAGTTGTCTTATATGAGACTGAATATTCAGTCTCATATAAGACAACTTAGTCTCCCTAGACTCTGTTCTTCATTAACAAAATTTGGTCTTTCAGTATCTTTCTTCAAACATATCTTGAAGTGCCTTGTATGCCGTAGAAAACCCTTTAAGTTTTCTAGTGGACCATTTTTCATTCAAGTCCTGTACCGTTAAGAACGTGATTTTTTCTGCTGCTTCAATACTGGTTAAGCTGTTCATCGTTTTGAGTCGTTTACGTATATCTTTAATCGTTCGTTCAATAGCATTGGTCGTGTAGATGACACTACGAATACTGGTCGGATATTTCATGAATGTTAGGAGGACATCTAAATCCTGTTCCCAAGATTGGACTTCTCTAGGATACTTTTTAGACCACTTGT